TAACATCAATATAGTCCATGTTCATGTTTCCATCCTTAGCTTTGGTCCAAAGTTTTGCAGCATACCGCTTCTTACTATATAGGAAATATGGACAATAGACCTTCTCGAGTTCAAGGTTATTCGGAGCTTTGAAAAGCTTTGTACATTCCTCCGCGGCGCGTTCACCAAGCTCCCAGCTATACTCGATAGCTTCCTTTCCAGTTCTACCTTGTACGTCGAATTCCACCATCACGGAATCCGTATCTCCATATCTCACCTTGGACCCGGGAAAGTTCTTCTCCACATAGTTTTTCGTGTCGTCAATCATATTTCTACCTTTCATCGTGGTCGTAGAAGCAATGGCAACACATGGGAGGATTCCCTTGGACGCACCAGTGAAACCATACACAGAATTCATACTGATTTTATATGCCAGCTGCTTACCGTTATACATCTGTTTCATCGCACCAGTCGCTTTAGCCATATCCCTTTTCGCTTGCTTTCTAAACGCCTTGAGTTCTATCAAAATACTAGGCAAAATACTCGGAACATTCTGTGCGAATGTGTGATCCCCAAAGGTTTCGTATTCAACTCCGGGTATGTTTTTGTATTTGGGATCCATGACGAGTGACGAATAGCAAAGGTTGTGTGCCATCATAATACTCGGATACAGGGCTTCGAAATCTAGGGCGGTGATAGGAGTGTAGTAGGCTCCAGACATCGCTTCTAGAACGGTTGCACCCACATACCCAGTATTATCCGTATGTCCATAATCGTACGTAGGCACCTTAAATTTCATTTCTCGAGCCTTCTTTGTGAGTTGGCTGAACACTTTAATCTGCTGTCCGCGTTCCACTAAATAACTGAGTGGCACCCAAGTAGCCTTAGCCATCTCCAGTAGATTAATGAAAGTACACAGCTTGGAAATGAGGCGGTGTGGAAGAAGGGTGTCCTTAATACAGTATTCGGCAACTTCTCGAAGTTTTACGGGATCTTCTTGTTCGTATCGACGGAACATCTCTTTCGGTGCCATATCAATCTTGTTGTCTCCCAAATAGAGTTTCGAGACATTATCGAGTTTATACGAGTCCAACTTATACTCACGTTTAACTTCATGGAACAAATCAAAAATAAATCGACCGGGCATGGGAACAAGCTTCAGCTCATTATCACCTAGAGCGCTTGAAGAGAGCTTTTTAGGCATAAGATCGCACACATGCGTCTTCAGTTTACTCATCTTGAAAAATGACAATGGGCAGGACATGAGGTGTCCACGCTCGATGATATACTCAAGATCGAAACCGAAGATATTCCATCCAGTGATGACATCTATATCCCTTTCCGTGAGATAGTTTGAAAAACGAATGAGCATATCTTTTTCCGTGGGAAACCATTCGATAATCGAATCATCATCCAGGTTTTTATCCGTTTCCTTGTAACATAAACATATTTTCTCGAACGGCTCAGTTTCTCCGAAGCGCATGAGTGAGATGGCAATCTGGAAGCATGCATCATCTCTCACCTTAGGATCCGGGAACTTTCCAGTCGAACTGTAACACTCAATATCAATCGATGCGATCACGAACGGTGCAGATTCGGGGTTGTCTACAGACTTTAAATCCTTCCAGGACTTGCAGTATAGGTCAATATCAACGTTTGCAAAATCAGCACGTTCGCAGCCATCGCCCGTGTCCACCCAGCCCGTAGATTGAATGTTAGACCTATGCATAAATCTCAGTACAGGATCTAGATTCGCTTCGTATAATCGCAGTTGACTAATATGCTTCGTTCGATCAATATCTGTATCCAGTTTCTGTAAGGTTTTTCTTAATGTCGTCACCTTCTGCAAAGCCCGATTCTTTGAAGATTCGTCATTTTCCTTTTCCACTGCAGTTTCGGCGAGAACGAGCTTATGTTCCGTTTCCTTGTAATCCCGTTCCAATTTCTTAAGAGATGCAGTATTCGTTCTTCTCAATTTATTACTGATACATCGACGCGATTGAAGATCTTTACAAGTTATCTGTATAAAAGTCCGAGACTCTCCATTTTGAAACCCTTCCATGTCCTTAGATCTCAGGGATCCACAGTTTACAATATCCGGGCACGTATCTTTAACGTATTCAATAACCTTCACAGGGTCCATTGTATCAGGAAGCTTCATGAAAAAGTACGGCTTGAATGGGGTCGTCACACAGACAGATTGACCATCCATCGTTTTTCCAAACATCCTGATTAAATGCTCGTCATCTTCGTCACGTGCATCCCATGATAAAACCTGGAATTGTACCATACTTCGTTATAGAGCTAAATTTTTAATATCATATATTAGTAAAAATGTCAGCTGCTCTGATTGACCTCGTGTCTAAGGGAGCCCAGGATGTGTTCATCACTGGCTCGCCCCAAGTTTCATTTTTCCATCAAAATTATAAGAGACATACGAACTTCGCACTCAAGCCCGAGCGTCTCGATTACGTTGGAACCTTCGGCGCCGGTAACGAGGTTGTGATTCCTCTGCGCACTAAGGGTGATCTCTTGAGCTACGTCTGGGTCGAGGCCACCAACATCGGTCGCGGGGGTGCCAACACGACCGGTTTCTTTAGCACCGACGACACCAGCACGACCGAGTTTTCTCTTTGGATTGGTGGTCAGGAAGTGTGCCGCCTCGACGCCCTTTTCATTCAGGGTGTTCACAACTTACTCTACAAGCAAGATGGCGCTAAGGCGACTTGCGCCGTGACGCTCGACGAGGTTTCCGATAACGCCAAGGGAACTGATGTGGCTGCCGATCATTATCTCATTCCCTTCTTCTTCTCTGAAGATTGGACCAAGTCTCTCCCTCTCACCGCGCTTCAGTTCCATCAGGTCGAGATGCGAATCAAGTGCCGCAGTGGTACGGGTGCTTCGGGTCCTTTTGTCCCGGCTTCCACTCCCAAGGTCTACGGTACGTACGTGTACCTCGACACCGAGGAGCGTCAGATGGTCGTCGAACATGAGCACGAGATGCTCATCACCCAGACCCAGTTCCAGCCCATGTCTGCGACTGATGTCGACATCGATCTCACTTACTTCAACCACCCTTCCAAGGCTGTTCACGTCGTCTCTTCCGAGGCTGACAACAATCAGTGGGATACTAACTTCACGTTCGACCGCGCTTCTCTCTACATCAACGGCACCGCTCTTTTCGAGGAAATGTCTCCCGTCTACCACCACAACGTCGTTCCGGAGATGCACTGCACATCTCTTCCGTCGTCAACTCTCAGCACCGTCGCTACTTTCACGTGGCCTTTCTGCTTAAAGATGAACTCTTCTCAGCCCAGCGGTTCCCTTAACTTCTCTCGTATCGATAACGCGAAGCTGAATCTTACCGGTACTACCACCAGGGTTGGTACTATCGTGCGTGCCTATACAGTCAATTACAACATTTTAAAGATAAAAGACGGTATGGGCGGTGTTGCTTTTGCTAACTAAATACTCATACGTTATTTTTTATTTATGATTAACCGGATGAACCAAAACCGCGTTCACCACGTTCAGTAGATGCGATTTCGTCTACAATCTCAATAGGAGGGGTTTCGCACCTCTCCACGATAAGCTGGGCAATCTTATCCCCAGGTTTAATATGAAACGTTTCGTCACCATGATTAAACAGGATCACCTTGAGTTCACCTGTATAATCAGGGTCAATAACACCAGCACCGGTTTGAATACCGTTCTTCACGGCAAGTCCAGAGCGAGGAGCGATGCGTCCGTAGCACCCAGTAGGAACGGTGGCAGCAATTCCAGTGCTGACAATACCCCTTGCCAGGGGAGGAATCTCGACGTCGACGATACTGTACAGGTCGTATCCAACAGAAGCACTAGATCCCGAACGCTCGGGAACAATTGCGTCATTAGAAAGGCGTTTGATAAGTAGCTTAGACTCCATCTTTGTTAGTATACGCGACATAACTTTAAATGTGTATATATATCAAATGGATGGTATACTCGTTGCCTTATTAATGATTTTTACAACACTTGTTTTTGGATTCATATATTCAACATTTGATCCAGAAGAGTTTGGATTTACCGAATCTCCTATGGACCCGTGGTATTTCTCTTTCACGACGATGAGTACCGTGGGTTACGGTGATTTCAGCCCCAAAACTGACAGGGCTAAGAGAATGGTCATGTTTCATCAGGCCCTTCTTATCATGGAAATTGGCGTTTTCATGGCATGGATTGCAAAGAAAATGTACAAATCGCGCAACATGAATTTTAAAGTTGTATAAAAAGTAAATACATTGTCAATATAAGATGAATGCATCACGTATAAATACTGCTTTGAGACGCGTCGCCGTTCTACATAATCATACACATTCTACCGCATTACGACCACGAATAGACACTGCCACGGAACTTCCAAACACTTACAGTATGGAAATGCACGTGGATCACGATGCAGGGACTGTTCATTTTAACACGAAAATGATGTCTCTGTACGAGCGATTGTCTATTTTCGTTAAACAAAAACAAGAGATGCGAAACGTGTACCCAGACTATTTCTTTACAGAAAAACACTCTTAAAAATAGTATATGAAGACAATATATGTGTCTCGAATTTTTATTTAAAAGGAAACGCTATAAAAGACTACCCGATGCATATACCCGCCCATTCGACTGCTCATGTGAAATGTGTGGTTCGGTATTCGGAGATATGCAAGGACTTATAAATCATCTGGGATATCATACCACGGAAGAGCTCAACTCTTGTATCAGGAGAGGATATGGGACTGTCCGATGTAATATGTGTTGGGAAACGTTTAAGACAGTCGCCGATATGGAGCGTCATCCATGTGCACAAAGAAGAAACCCTATCATAAACGGACTTTCTCCTATCATGAGTCGTTCAAATAGTTTCGATAGTGTTGTCATTCACGAGGATCTTCCGGTTTAGGTGCGACGGTCCAATTCCCATCTAAGAGAGATTGACGAATTTCCCAATCCGTGAGTTTTACGGTTCTCATAGGTGGAGTAACGAGTACTCCTTCATTTACCACTCTACAATGGTATCCTCCGACTCTGCACATGTGGTCAAGTTCAAATCTCGAAGCAAATTGGATATACGGATGATAAGAATCCATCTCAGCTTCTAAAAGTGTTTTATATCTAAATGCATCGTCAAACGTTAAAAATGCGACAATAAAGTGTTGAGCATTGTCATTTTCGTCTTTATCCGAAACGGAATAAATTCCTTCTTCATGTCCGGGCTTATGAAATGTTAGGATATGAAAAAGATCGTGACCAGAAACCTTTTCCAGGGATGTGCTGTTATTATAATCCAGTGCATAATAACTCTTGGTGACAGCTTTTTTCATCCTAGGCTTGAAGCGAAGGGGTCTAGGTTGGAAAGCGGGTTGTCTGAGTGCAAACATCTTAACTTAAATATTACAAATATATTTCGCGACTTAAGTTTGTTTAAAGTTTAAAAACGATGTGTCATCATGTATAAGTCTG